TCGCTAAGATCAAGGACTTATAGTCATCCGCGGTGACGCAACGGTTCTGTGCAGAATAGGCTAGCGGGGCCGCAAATCGAATCTGATCGACATCCTCCGCATCGCTGCCATTATAACTCACCACCGTATTGGCATCAATCGTCGCCGTGACGCCGCGCACCAGCCCGTTGATGGACGTATCGTTAATTCTGAAAGGGCCGCGAATCCCGTTTCCGTTTGCGCCGCGACTGATGTAGTAATCTGCAATGACAATGTTCCCGTGTTGCAGTTTCTTTCCGACGACACCATTGCCAAACGTCAATTCAGGATAGCCGTTATAGGCTTCACTCACCAGAAAAATCGCGTTGGCGTTGTTGACAAGCCCCAGGCTCGTCGGCTGCACAAACGTGGTCCGCGTATTCGCGGCGGCACTCTCCTGCACCACCACGTTAATGTGTGAGAAATCCGCATTCGCATTTGGCAGCACAAATCGTTGAGTCGGATCATTCACGTCGACGGTGAATTGATAGGTCGCCGGGCGCCCCTCCACCAACTCGACCGCCGAGGCTTCGTAGTTATTCGCCGAAGTCGTGTTCTGCAACAGCGCAGTGTCCTGCGTGGTATAGAACACATAGGAGGTATCGTTCGCCAATTCAAACTTGGTGTTCTTGGGCAGTGTCACCGATGTGGCCGATGTGGTGCTCATCACCGCAGTCACATTGGTGCTGATGACCGCACTCTGCGTGCCGTGAGCACGATAGCCCAGCATCTTCGCGTGGGAGACAATGGACGACCGCAACTGTGCGGTATCCAGAAATGACTCATTGACGGCGGCCGTCACATAGTAATTGTTGTAGAAAGTCACATAGGCCAGCACACGGGCCAATAGACGCAGCCCGCTTCCCGAGAAGTCGTAATCCGAGAATGTCGGATCGGCTTTCATAAAGGTAATCAGATTGTTGAGAATCTGATCGTAGTCCAGTTCTGTAATCTGTAGTTGTGCGGGTGTGGTGGCCATAGCTTACCGAAGTCGTGAAAGATACAGCGTCAGGGTTACTGGCGCCACTTGGTTGACAATCGTAAAAAGGCAATTCAAGGTGAAGCCTTGTTCGTCGGCCGACGGCACCAGTGAGAGTTCCTGTATACGTATGCGTGGTTCATAGGCCGCAATCGTCGCCTCAATTTCGTGTTGTAGCAACAAGGTCGTAATCGGATCAATCGGCTCGAACAACATCGCTGCGATACGCGAACCAAATTCAGGAAAGAACGGCGTCTCACCCGTGCGCGAAAGCAGCAACAGTTTCAGCGATCGTTTGACCGCGTCTGCGTCCGTCACCGTCACGACATCCGATGTCACCACATTCCGCCCAAAGGTCAACGAGACATCCTTATACTGCCGCCGTGTGCTGTATGACGTGGAAATCTCTGGCATGACTACGAGTATTTAGTGTGCGTCAGCAAATGAGTTTCCCTGCGGAGTTGTAATAGGACGTCGGCACAATCACATAGGCCGGCGCATCACCAAACGGGGCGCCCACCGGCAGCCATCCGATCTCTGCATCGGCGGTGCCCACATTCGTCACGACCTGCACAACCTGCCCATACCGACCATTGTAGAGCGCCGTCGGGCTGGTATAGAGAATGGCATCCACCGCATGCGCGAACGCATTTGATTGCGTATCGGGTGTCGGCACCAGACTCCATTCCGTCTCTCCCTTATCTTGCAGGGCTTTCACCACAGCCTCCACGAATTGCCCTGATGCGCCAAGCGTATCAAAGATGGGATTTGTCAAATCCCACGTGGCCGTAGCAAGGACAGACAACACAACATCAATGAAGTTTGGCACAGAGAAGTCGGGTGTGCCGATGTCGCTGACTTCCCCACTGACGCCCGTGGTGTTTCGTGTCGACGTGTCGTCTCCATAAATCGTCGCAGGATTCAGCAGCGCCTGCCGAATGGCCAGTCTGGACAATTCCGCATTGATTTTAATCATATAGGCGGCTTGTGCGCGCTCCGCGGCCGCGCGATCTTCTCCAGTCTTCTCCACACTCAGCAGCAATCCCGAATGGAACGTATCATCAAAGTCTCGTGTCAACACTTCACGCCGAAGTGGACCCGAGGTGAACGACACATGAATCCACGGCGATCGTCGCGTGCTGAAATTGAGAATGACTTGATCGAACTGCAACGTCTTCACAATGAAATCCGCCACCGCACATAACTGCGTCGGTGTGCCACTCGGAATGTGAATGTCTGCGGCTTCACCCTTTTCATGTTGACTGATGCCAGTGTTCACTTGACGAAAGCCACTCAAGACGACGATGCCGGGATATTCCGCTTTTACGGGAGCGAGAATATTTGCGCACAGCAGCGACAGATTATACAGCACATCATCGGGTAGCAAGCCAAGCTGTGGCGTAATACCCCGCTTCGCCAGAGCCGAGAGGGGAATGGCTGGAATGTCGACGCCGATGTCGTGTATGATTGACATAATCTATGGCTACTCTGTGATGTCCTCTGTGGTGTCCTCTGTGGTGTCCTCTGTGGCGTCGACGCCAGACACAAATCCTGCGAGGAGATCAATCTCAGGTTCGACCTGATCGACGAATATGGTGACATCGGGTTGCGAGAAGGTATCGACAAGTTCCCCCACCGTCCACGTGGTCCCACCCAGCCGCGTTGCAGGCGTAAAGTCCATGTGTCCGAGATAGTCTGCTCGTGTCAGATAATTAATCAAGGGCAACGCAGCCAGTGCGACACGATCAGTCGTGCAGTCTGTCAGCACACCTTCTAAGGCGGGGCCCGTATTCTCTGGCATATCCTTGAGTGCCTTACAGGTATCAATATGTGCTTGATAATGTTCGGCGTCATCGATTTCGTTTGGCGTATCAAACAACAATGCGCGATAATCAATCGCCGCTTGTGTCTGTGCGTGATAGATCAGCGGATTGCCCAACGGATTCTCGCGAGGTTCCTGTTCTGCTGTCAGTTCTGCGGTATCAAGATCACTGTCGCCGGGGGTGAGTGAACTACCGAGAGGAGGAATCAGACCCCCGAGCATCTGCACGATGCTGATGGCGGCCATAGTATCTTGGAATTTCTTATCATTGACAACTTTGTGTGCCGCGGCCATCGCTCTCGCAAAGACACCTGGCGTGGGGTCGCCCACCGTTATTGCCGGGTTGACGGCGGCCGCGGTGGTGGTCATCGCATCCGTGGTCGTCTTCTCGACGAAGAGGTTCTTGATCTGATTTGTGACGTGCTTGGACAGATGCACTTTCTGTGCCCTTTCTTGCTGTTCCATCGTCACGGCCATCTTCGGAAAGTCCCGCGCAATTTCCCCGCGAATCAGTCTTACCGCCGGACCATGCATGGTCATCACAGGAATACCTGGCAACTTCGCATAGCGCAAATCAATGAGTCGACCATCCAATTTTGCGACTTTCTTTGCGCGCAAATTGATATTGTCGGCATGCACATTGAAATCTTTTTTTGTCTGAATCTCGATGTCGTCGTCGCTGTCTAACTTTACTTTCCCTTTCACGTGAATGGTGGCGTCGCCCTCGACGTTGAGATGGCAATCCCCTTTGACGTGCACGTGATGATCGGCCATCGTTATTTGATAACAATGGGACATCGATTTATAGACCACTTTTCCATTCGGATGCATCTCGATGAGTGATCCCGAACGATGCATAATGTGCACACGTTCGCCGCCGGGCGTATCGTCCATTTCCCACAGCAGCCCTGATGCGGTTTGTTGACAATGGTTGTGTGGATATTGCGCCGCATAGGGTGGCGCCGGCTCACTCCATCCCTGCAACCGAGATTTGTCGGTAAACGACATGTTCAATTGGGCATTAAAACCCGGCAGCTTCTTGAAGGACTTCAGTGGATTGAGTGCACTCAGTGTTGCGCGTGACCAAAAACTGGGCGCGCCCGCACCAATGGTCACACCCGCCACCACAAATTTCCGTTTGCTACTCAGCGAGACATCGACCCCCGCGAAACTTCCGCCCATCGCCAGACGTGGGATATTCGGGCGATCGATATCATCTTTCTGTGGATTTGGTTTCCGCTTTCGATTCTCTTTGATGATG